GAACTCGTACAGTACCGGTAATAACTCCGTGATTAGTTAATACATCTGAATCACTAAGCGATATTAAAGAATTACCCTCTATAAAGTATTTAACGCCTGCCATAACATGAGCGCCACGGCAAGCACCTAAACCCGTGTCAATAACTTGGCTAACACCAGAAGGCTGTAAAAGGTTAATGTTATTTAATGCGCCTTTCTGCATGACAACAGGACGCCAATTGATCACCCGCTGAATAGATGAGGTTTGGCTTTCTGCTTGATAAGAACCTAATGGTATTGGTAAGGGAGTTCTGGGCATTAGAAATTATCCGGCTTGTTGTTCGGAAAGAATCTGCTATCAGTATCGTAATTACTGCAATTATTCCCTGAACCTATTGGGAGCGTNTCAGGGTATGCTATATCACTTAAATCTGTAACTGAAGCNAGNAATGTNTTCAAGGTGNTATCTGCAATTGTTGCCANCGCTATACTNACAGGCTTTTGAAATGAAGGAGCCAATCGAACAGCCAAATTATACTTAGCCGCACCTACAGCGTTTCGGTCTATATCAACCGTATCAGCACCATTTAAAACAGGTGTATAACCCACAATAGTCCCAATATCATCCCACTCAGTTAGCATGTCATTACATCGGCGTATACCTGACTGTAATTCGTCTGATGTTAGTGAAACCTCGGCAGTCTTAACACCTATCTCTTCAAAAGCATCCTCTACAACTTCTAGCATCGTTGTCATGTTATCCGCCTATTAAGTTTTTAACTTCTTCGCGCAATCTTTTGGCGCTTCTACGCATGTCTAGCTCGACATTGAAGTGAGTGAACGCATACGAACTTAATTCTTTACCGCTCATCCCGTCTATATTCAAAGCACCGTTAGCCGCATCTCTAACACCTTGAATGGCCTCNCCTAATACTTGAACTTGTGATGCATCTTTACCATCAATACCAAAGTCTGAAATTGTTACAAAATCAGCCGGTGTATCTGACCATCCAGAAGCTTTGTGAGTTTCAAAATCATCAGAATTAATTATCTTTGGTGCTTTGGTTTTGTGGTAAATCCACTGTTTAAATACTTTAGCCATTATTGAGTCCTTTGGTTTGATAATTTAGTATACCACTAATTTAGCAGAAACAAAAAAGGCCACCGTTAAAGTGACCTTTTTTAAATTAACCTACTTAATTAAGAGGTTGTACGTACTGCAAAGTCGGGATTTTGCGCCTTGACACCGTACAAAATATCGAAACGATAAGTGGTGGTATCTGTGCCGATTGCGTATTGAGTAACAGTTCGGATAGAAATGTTATCAAAACTTTCTCGGCTAGCTTCAGCACCTTGCGTTGGCAAATCAAGTGGAGCCATAGCAAGTGTGATAGCGTTCGGGTGGAAAGCTAAATTCTGTTTATGACTTGCACCACTTGCGCCAGTTTTAACAACAATAGCCGCGCCGTCTGCTGGTGCTGCTGTTACTGTTTGGTAAGGGCCACTAGTAATGATAGGTGGTGAAATGGTCAATGAAGCCGGACCAGTTGTTGAGCCTGCCGCTGCGTCTGCTGTAACAACAAACGTTTGCAAATCACCAGTATCAACACGAGTACGACGGTTGACAGCGTTAACACCTGCGATTGTAATAACATCACCAGCTAATAAAATATCAGCCGTGTCGTTAGTCCAACCATCAGTCGCTAAAGTCTGTGACCATGCCGCGCCACTTGCTGCGTAAGTAGTGTTTTGTGATGCACCATTAATTAATGGAGTACCAGTAGCAACACCAACAGTATGTAATTTAAGAGATTGATTCTCAAATAACATGAACTTACTGTAGCGACCAATAGCGGCCTCTTCGATAGCTTTGGTTGCGATCTCTGTAGGGAATACAGATTTTAAACCATCAGCNAATGCAAGAGATGCATCTTCATCATAAAAAGCACACCAGCGTACATTCATTGGAGTACCAAGTTTAGTTAATACTTTAGCAGCCGCGCCAACTTCTAAGAAAGTTGATGGAGCAGTNCCAGGAGTACCAACAAAGTTACCAATTTGCTTGTATGAATCAGCTAAATCAGANTCTACTTGTTGNGCTAACTCAGCCATTGCTGGTTGAATGTAGCGACTATTGAAATCTTCAACACTTAACGTTAAATCTTGCGAAGTGATAGCAAAGTGAACATGCTTACGCTTGTCCAGTGTTACTGTAGCTGCAACTTCTTCGATATCTTCTGCCGAGCCTAGTGTGGCACCATCAACTGAGGTGAACATAACAGGACGACGAACATCAATAGATGCGCCTACTTTACGAAATTGACTATCTAACTGACGGTCAACTTTCGATGCGATTTGTAAAGAGTTTAAAAACTCNTTTACTGCGAAGCGTGTAATGACGCTTGTTGTGATTAATGCGTTAGCCATAATTTATTCCTTATAGACCTTAGCCAAACTTAGCCATCCAATCAGACATAGACATTTCATCATCTACATTAGATTGTAATGTGCTGCCAGCGCTAACTGGTTCGATTGGATCGGGTGCTGCACTTGTTTTAATTTCGGGTTTAATTGACATGTTAGAAGAAATTCGCCCAAGCTCCATCATTGCCGCCGCTGGTGTCATGGATGCTAACTTGTCTGCAATATCTAAATTGGTGCCGAGATGATAAGCCAACTCTGCCCCGTTTACCTCTTGCATGATAGCGTCTGCGACTCCTGCCGGTAACTCAGGAACTGCGGTAATAACATCGTTAAAATCTTCTTTACCTAAAGCGGAAGCCTGTTCATTAAATGAATCAGTTATTTTTTGCTGTTCGGCTTGTTGACTTAACTGTGCTTGTTGCTGTGAATTTGCTTCAAGCTGTGCTTTTACACCTTCTTGAATCTTATAATCGACGTTAGCACTATTAAATGCTTCTTCATCATAATCATGATCTTCAAGTTTAGGCTTTACAAGCTCAGGCTTTTTATTTAACTCATCGAGTTTCTTTTGCAATTCATCAGCGCGTCTTTCTTGGTCATATGCCTTCTTTGTTACTTTATTGATACGCTTTTGAAAACCATCTTCGGTCGGCTTTTCGGCTTCGGTTGAATTAGTTTCTTTCGTATCTTCTACGGGGGCTGATTCCGTGGTTTGGCTTTCTGCTGACTCCTGTACTGAGCCTTGATCAATAGCTTCTTGTACAAATGTGTCGAGCGGGTCTGCCTGTGCAGCGTTGTTTTCGTTACTCACTAGTAAGCACCTATAAAGGTTAATTTAAGCCGTTATTTAAAGGCATAACGTAAGCCTGTGGTCAATTATACTAAATAGTGGTCAAATTGACAAATAGTGAGATTTAGGCAATAAAAAACGCCAGTTAAGGCGCTTTATTTAAGTAGTGCTGTAAGGAATGTTCTTTTGTATCGCTTATTTCCATAGTTGGAATATTCCCAATCCCATACAAAAACCTCTACCCAGCTTTTGTCTTTGTGGTTATACCTAAATACCGGCCTTTTAAACTTCTTCATGATTCCCCTTCCTCCTAATGTTTTTATAAGTCTCTCTGCTGGCCATTTTTTGAATTTAATGTAGTAATCACAGGATATTATATGGTCATAGGGATTTACTGGGTAAGGTACTACTTTTAAATCTCTAAGCTCTACAAAGTAACCTCCTTCTTCAAATAGCTTTACAGCCTTATCAAATACATCAACAGTACCCATTCTAACAGTTACCGTTATTGGCTGGTCACTCATAATTACCCCTTCTCATCCCTTATAATGCTCTTATAAGTCTCGGTGCTGGCTATTCTATCCACTGCCTTCATTACTTTATCAGTATCAAATATTGGTCTGTTTCTTTCGTATTCATAACCATCCCTTTCCCATGTTAGCTTATTGTCATGCCACTCAGCAGAAAGTAAAACAAACTCTTGCCTTACCTCTCCATTNGTCTCTANNTGCTGAATAATAACGCCATTCTTTGCAGCCTCTTTTAATACTTCTGCGCGCTTATGTGTTAGGTCTGAGCTTTTATATTTCTTCATTAATCAAACCTCACTAAATTCAATGGAGTTTTACATAAGCATGAATCTAGCGGCTTACTGTGCGCTAAATGAGTGCCGCACTTAGTACACTTAATTCCTCCTGAGCGCTTCTTAGTTACTTTGTAATCAACAGTCTTAATGATAGACTCAGGCATAGCGTTCTCTTTAGGCTCTCCGCTAGCCGTAACATCATCATGGCGATAGTAGCGCTTTATGTCTTCAATGCTCTCAACATCAAATCCACTAGCCTCTATAAAAACCCTTAATAGTTTATCTGTGTTATTCATATCTATATATCCATAATTGAAATAATACTAAACCCAGTTGGCAGAGTAGTTCTTATTAGTTTTTCATAATCATCATCAGTAAGTTGCCAATGCTGGCACTCTCTGCCATTCCACATCATCACAACCTTAGTGTATTTATCAGTCACAAAAATAGATTTAAGCCACTTAATCATAGCAACCCTTTAATTAAAATTAGTTTTAGTAATAT